AAGGATGCGGAACTTGCCACCGGCAACCAGCGGCGGAGCCAGTACCGCGCACCCGGCGCTGTCGCCGGTGTGTGACGGGTCGTAGCCAATCCAGACCGGGCGCCAGCTAAACGGACGGTCGGCAAACGGCTCGAAGTCCTCCCATTCTTCCATCGCATCGACCATGCAGCGCTGCAGCTCCTCGAACGGGAATACCGACGCCTTATCGTCGACGAACTCGCACATAAACAGGTTACGGAAGTCATCCGCGCTGTTTTCCTGCTTAAGCTGGTCGAGGTTGAACAGGGTGCAGCCACCGGCGAGCGCGTCCTCAATGGTGACAATCTGCCGCCACTGGCCGTCCCCGCACAGCACGCCACCGGCGAGCGCCTGATGACTGATATCGATGTCGACACGTTCGTCGCGGTTGCTGCGCCCACGGTTAAACAGCTCGCCTGACCAGAACGGATACGCGCCATGCGCCAGCGTCGACGGGGTCGAAAAATACGTTGTGCGCAGGTGTGACTGCGAGGCCATGCCAGAGGCGACTTTACGCAGCTTCTGGAAATTGGGTATCCAGAAAATTTCATCGACATACAGGTCGCCGTTGTGGCTCTGTGCGGTGTTGGAATTGGTACCGAGAAATATCAGCTCAGCACCATTGTTGCCGATGACGATCGGGTCGCCTGACAGGTCGACGTCAACCAGACGGGCAAAGGCGATGATGTACTTACGGAACACGTAAGCCTGCGTTTTACTGGCCGACAAAAATATCTGGTTTTGCCCGGTCTTAAGCGCGCGCAGGAGTGACTCGCGCGCAAAGTAGAACGTCGCGCCAATCTGTCGCGATTTCAGGATGTGGCGGATGCGGTGCTCTAACCCCGCTTTATGCCAGCGGAGCTGATACTCAAACGACTGGTCGAAGAAAATCTCCTCCAGTTTTTCTATCGCTTCATCACTGAAGAAATTGCGTTTCGGCTTTTTGCGATCCCCTTTGTTACGGCTGGCGATATTGGGGTTTAAATCCACCTCGTTTCCGGTCTGGCCATAGCGGTTAACGCGCGCGAGCCGCTCCATCTGGCGCGACAGAAAATCAGCGACTTTGAAGTCATGCGCGGTCAGGTCTGGCTTTGCGTAGAGCTGAATAAGCCGCGCCTCTAACGTGGATTCAACGCGGTTAATCGGCGCGGTTTCTTCCCATCCATCGCGCTGTTTCCAGCTCTGCACGGTCGGGCGCTTGAGCTGCAGCATGTCGCAGATTTGCGGCACTGCGAACCCCTGCCAGTACAACAGGCGCGCCTGTCGTCGCGGGTCATTGAGCAGTGAAAGGTCAGTTGAAATGGTCATGCTTGCCTCGTTTTTGGTGTGACGTGGCAAGGCTAAGGAAATGGGGTGTTATTCGCGCTAAGTGCCTGTTGTATCAGATCTAACAGGAGCGCAAGCGGTGGCTGATATGGGTCAGAGTCGGGAAACTAAACCCGACCCGAAAACCCAACATCAGGACACCTGAACAATGGCAAAGAAAGTCTCTAAATGGTTTCGCATCGGCGTCGAGGGTGACACCTGCGATGGCCGCGTCATCAGCGGCGATGATATTCAGGATATGGCCGACACGTTCGACCCCCGCGTCTACGGCTGCCGCATTAACCTTGAACATATCCGGGGGCTGATGCCTGACAGTCCGTTTAAACGCTATGGCGATGTGACCGAGCTCAAGGCGGAGATTATCAGCGATGGCTCAGCGCTCGATGGCAAAAAAGCGCTGTTTGGCAAAATCGCACCGCTCGACGAGCTGGTCAGCATGGTTAAGGCCGGACAGAAGGTTTACACCTCCATGGAGATCCGCCCGAACTTTGCCAACAGCGGCAAATGTTACCTCGTTGGCCTTGCCGTCACCGATGACCCGGCAAGCCTCGGCACCGAATACCTCGAATTCTGCAGCCGCGCCGCGCAGAACCCGCTCGCCGGTAAAAAAGACCAACCGGACGACGTTTTCTCTGTGGCCTCACTGGCTGAGCTGGAGTTTGAAGACGTCCCCGACACCATGCTCAACAGCCTGACCGATAAGGTCAGAGCCATTTTTGGCCGTAAGCAGGCCAGCGATGACGCCCGTCTCGCCGATGTGCATGAGGCTGTGACCACCGTCACCGAGCTGGTGCAGACCAACCTCACCGCCACCGACCAGCGCGTCACCGAGCTGGAGACCGAACTGGCGCAGCTTAAGCAGGACGTGACCAGCAAGGCCGAAGAAAGCGCGCAGGCGTTTAACGACCTCAAAAGCTCCCTCGATAACACCGAAAGCCAGCGCCAGCCGCGCCGCGAGCTTTCAAAAGGCGGTACGGGCGACGAGCTGCTGACCAACTGCTGATAACACGCCGGGCGTGCTGCCCGGCCTGAACCCTTTTACCCGAACAGGAAAAACCATGCGTAAAGATACCCGCTTCAAATTTAATGCCTACCTGTCCCGCGTCGCGGAGCTGAACGGCGTTTCCACCGATGACGTGGCGAAGAAATTCACCGTCGAGCCGTCGGTCACGCAAACCCTGATGACGACTCTGCAGATGTCATCCGCGTTTCTGACCAAAATCAACATCGTGCCGGTCGACGAGCTGAAAGGCGAAAAGGTCGGGGTTGGTGTTAACGGCACGATTGCGAGCACTGCCGACACCGCCGGTGATGATGAGCGTAAGACCGCTGACTTTACCGCGCTGGAGTCCAACAAATACGAGTGCGCGCAGATTAACTTTGACTTCCATATCCGCTACAAACAGCTCGACCTGTGGGCGCGATTCCAGGACTTCCAGACCCGTATCCGTGACGCCATTATCAAGCGCCAGTCCCTCGATTTCATCATGGCCGGTTTCAACGGCATCGAGCGTGCGGCGACGTCCGACCGCAAAAAAAATCCACTGCTGCAGGACGTGGCGATCGGCTGGCTGCAGAAGTACCGCAATGAAGCGCCAGCGCGCGTGATGTCCAAAATCACCGACGAAGAAGGTGCGGTTATTTCCGACGTAATCCGCGTGGGTAAAAACGGCGACTATGCAAACCTCGACGCGCTGGTCATGGATGCCACCAGTAACCTGATTGACGAGATTTATCAGGATGACCCGGAGCTCGTCGTCATCACCGGGCGTAAGCTGATGGCGGATAAGTATTTCCCTATCGTCAATCAGGAGCAGGCAAACACCGAATCGCTGGCCGCTGACATCATCATCAGCCAGAAGCGAATCGGCAACCTGCCAGCCGTGCGCGTGCCGTATTTCCCGGCAGATGGACTGATGGTCACGCGTCTCGACAACCTCTCTATCTACTTCATGGATGACGCGCACCGCCGCGCCATCATTGAAGAACCGAAAAAAGACCGCGTGGAAAACTACGAGTCAATGAATGTTGACTATGTGGTCGAGGCTTACGCCGCCGGTTGCCTGATTGAAAACATCAAGCTCGGTGACTTCACACCACCGGCAGCGCCGGAAAGCGCTTCCGCGCCTGCAGCACAGGAAGGTGGAGAGTAAACCATGAAGAGTCCCGCAGCACGTCACATGATGCGGGTCTCGGCCTCTGAAACAGCGCAGCGGGCTGCTAAGCCGCTGCGCAATGCAACTGCCTATGAGCAGATGCTGGTTAAGCTGGCCGCAGACAACCGCACGCTGAAACAAATCCGATCCAATGAGCGAAAGGCAGACAAAAAGCGTGAGCTGCTGCCGTTCTATCTGCCGTGGGTCGCTGGCGTCCTCGCAAACGGCAAGGGTGCGCAGGATGACATTGTCATGACTGTCATGCTGTGGCGTCTCGATGCTGACGATATCGCCGGGGCGCTGGAAATCGCCCGTTATGCCATGACCTACGGCCTGACCATGCCGACCGGTCGACGTCCGACGCCTTACCTGCTGGCCGAAGAGGTGGCACTGGCCGCGCAACGCCTGCTCATGGCAAAACAGCCGGTCGAGCTCGAAAACCTGCTCGACACCCTCGCGCTGACTGAGCGCGCAGATATGCCCGACATCGTGCGCGCGAAGCTGCACAAAATCACCGGCTACGTGCTGCGTGATGCGGAGCAACTGCCCGAGGCACTGGCGCACCTGCAGCGTGCGATCCAGTTAGAGAGCTCTATCGGCGTTCGAAAAGACATCGAGCAGTTAGAGCGACAGCTCAGGCCAAAACCCGAACCGTCACCGAAAACCAAAACGACTAAACCGCGCACGCGCAAACCTGCCGCTAAACCGGCGGCACGGCGCGGGCGTCCACCAAAGGCGGCAAAAGCCGCCGGTTAACCGAGCGCTCCCCGAGCCGGGCGGCACGCCGGTCAATGCGGGTATTTATTGCCCTGACTGCGACCGGCGTCCACCGCCCACCCATTACCCGAGGTTGTCATGACGACGCTGATTATTGAGCCAAAAAAAGAGCCGCAGGATGTGCCGGGCGTGGTGATACCGCCACCGGGCGTGAGCGAGCCGGTAATCAAAAACACCCAATTTTTTCCTGACGTGGATCCGAAGCGCGTGCGTGAGGAAATGCGTTTAGAGCAGACCGTTTCCCCCGTGCGCCTGCGCCGGGCGATTAAGACCGCCATTGCGGAGACTAACGCGGAGCTGAGCGACTGGCGCGAAATTCAGCTCGATGCCGGTTACGCCACGCTGGCTGACGTCCCGACGGACAAGCTCGACGGCGAGAGCGTGCGCGTTTTCCATTACTTCAACGCCGTGTGCTCGATGACGACGGCCACGCTTTATGAGCGTTTTCGCGGCGTGGATGCGACCGCCAAAGGCGACAAAAAAGCCGACAGCATCGACAGCACTATCGATGAAATGTGGCGGGACATGCGCTGGTCTGTGGCGCGCATCCAGGACAAAGCGCGCTGCATCGTGGGGCAAATCTGATGAAAGCGTATGCGCTGCAGGGCGACACCCTCGACGCGATTTGCGCCCGGTACTACGGGCGCACCGAGGGCGTGGTCGAAACCGTCTTAGAGGCAAATCCCGGCCTGTCTGAGCTCGGCGTGATCCTGCCGCACGGCACGGCAGTTGAGCTGCCCGAGACCGACAGCGCGGCCAGAACCGAAACGGTGAATCTATGGGACTGAGTATGGAAAAAATCACCACGTTTATCGCCTACTGGCTGGC